TGGTGTTCAACTTTGATCCATTCACTCATAATTCCTTCCAACGCTTGATCGCGTCAATGACTCTCATCGTCTCTTTTTCGTGGGTCTCATTCGTTTTGACTGGTGTGACCGCTAATAAAAACGAGAGATATTTAGAGGCAACATCTGCCAGTTCACCAGCAACGGCCCGCGCCTCGTCTCGCTCGCGCATCAGCTTTTCAGCCTCGTCCCGACTGCGTTCAAAGCTTGAATGCATCTCATACCAAGCTTGCCTCGCCTCGTCGCGCTCGCGCTCCAGTTTCTGTGCGTGTTCCACCATTTCACTATACCGATCTGAAAGAACGCGAGGGTTATGTAGTTCGCAATCCAGCGCATCCGTCTCTGGTGTATCACTCATTTCGCGCCCTCCCATTTTCCGAGTGTCCGCAGAAAAGCCTCTGCGCGTTGGCGAGCGGTTGCGTGGATATATGAATCGTCTCCAAGATTTGCTGGAACAATTCGTTTCAACTCTTCAGCAAACTGCCAAAAATCTAAGAGTCGCAAATTTGAAATCATCCACTTCTCCGCTTCGTGCATGGCGTTGAGGTCGTTGCAGTAGTCAGAGATTATATCATAACTTCCGTTGAGCGATGTAACTCCAATGGGTAATCCGCATAGAGTTCCATCGATATTAGAGCAATCAGTCCACCCACACGCTTCTGCGATTGCAATATTGATCTGTTCGTTAGTCATTTCACTTCCTCCAATTTGTTAATTTTTCGTAGGAATTTGTAAGTGTCTTCTTGAGATTTAGTAGTTGAATATGTAGATGCATATTTTAATAGTTCTATCGCCTCGTCCCGCTCGCATTCCATCCTCGCCAATTCCTCGGTTGTGCGGAGTTCAAGACCAGACAACCTATCTGCAAGTTGCGCTGCGTCTTTTCTTGCCTCGTCGCGCTCAACCTCTGCTCTTGCGGCCATTTCTACAGCGCATTCCCATTTGTTTTTCCAAGCTGTTATTTCATCATTCATGACATTGCTTTCTGGCGGATTCGTTTTGATGGTATGTGGAAGCCCGAAGCGTTCCCAAGGGCCGTGCAGAGTTGGCTGTAAAAGGTCGAGTTGAGAAATGCGATGGCACTTTTCTGGTTCATCTCGCGGTGCTCGTTCAAGCTTTTCGTCTCGTAGATGGTTTCGTTCTGAGCGTCGAGCACGGCCTGTTCGATCATCCCGCAGAGCAGGCCGCGAGTAAACATTAGCTCGTTGTCTATTTTTTGGTCAGGTGAAATTTGTGGCAGATCGGGCAGGCATATCGCCTGATCGACTTCTTGCGGTTTCGCCGGGCGAGTCGCACGGCTGCGAGTTTCAGCGCGACCGTGCGCTCGCTCGGGTATGCTTTTTTTGACAGGCACATGCTCCAGATTGTTTCGGGGTCGTAGTTGTTCACTCATTTGTTAATTAGTTCAATGAGTGAATTCCCATGGCATCGTTCGGGATAGCAGTGGCAGCAAAGAACCTTCCCCTTCAGTTCATGCGCGGATTCAATAAATGAATCCTTGTTTGGCGCGTAATGCTTTTCAAAGCAGTCGCAAACCCGATCTCGATCGCCGTCCGGCCCAAGGATGAACGGGTTTCCCCATTTGCTCGTCCGATCAATGGCCAGCATTTTCCCGTTTTGGCTCGCCCATTGGATAAGGTGCTTGTCGCGTTGGAAGTTGGCGACAACGGTTTCACCAGCCTCCACTTTGGCCTTTCTTTCTAATTCATCCGGTAGCCACTCCGGTTCGGTAGGCTTGCGAGCGACTTCTTTCATCGCGTCTTGCAATGTCATTTTCCCAGCCTTTACCTTTTCAAATGCTTCAGGTGCTTCTGATTTTACTTTTGCGGCCTGATTGACATATGTCCGGTTCGTGTTGAAAAGCTCGGCGGCTTTGGTCGCTGTCGCTGTTTCGTGATGGGTTGAGGGTTGTGACAATTTTTTGTCAGAAGCCTCGCTGTGCTGATTCACCGCATTCGCCTTCTGCTTTTCGATCCGCTCCGTCTCCACCTGATCCGCGATCACCTTCAAAACATCCTCGGCCTCGACTGCAATCGTGGCCCATTGTCCCTTGTTCAGATTGCGGCGTTTGTTTGTTCGCATCACGAGCCGCAAGGCCGCAGCTTGGTCGCCATCAAATGTTTTAATTGCCGGGGATATTCCGAGAGCTTCGCATGCTCGATATCTGTTCCATCCATCAAGGATCGCCCCGTCGTAAACAATGACGGGCTGGCTTTGGTCGAAACCGTTGTTGCGTATGTCTTCCAGAAGTCTGTTGAAGTCTTCCTCGTTAGCTTCTGGGAAGATGTTTAATGCGTGTTTTTTCATAATCTTATTTTAGGGTCATACTCCTTAATTAAAGCGTCTATTGATTTTATTATTACTTTAATTTCCCATGCGTTTGCTTCGTCATCAATTGCTTGAAGAAGTAAAAAGGTTTGTTTCGCCGAGAGCAAAAGAGCTAATTGAGCCGAATAGCAAGAAGCGATTAGCGTTGATTCTTCAACGCAATCCGGGGCTAATGGTGGGTTTTTAATATATTGTTTGATTATTTCTTCTGATTTTTTCATAAGTTGTGTATTTCTTTGTGGCACTTGCGACAGACCGCCATCAGGCAATCATCGCCGTATTCCCATGGTAGTTTGTTAAGGTCATAGTTTCGGTGGTGAACAGAAGTGGCTGGTTGTCCACAACGCACACATTGGAAGTTTCTTGCTCGCAGTATGGCCAACCGTCTGGCTTGCCATCGCGGGTCATTGAGAAGAGCGGGATAGAACCGCCGTTCGACTTTTTTAGCCGGTGGAGATGCACTCCAACCCAAACATTTCGGTGGTCTCGCATGTTCCCTATCAGGAGCCAGTGCTCCCAATCGGGATTACCGATTTGCATATAATTGTAGATGCTCCATGGCTGAGTCGGGTTTCTACGCAGTCCCTCGTAAACCTCTCGCGCCACGAGATGCGTCTTGTGAGACTTCCCTTGCTCGCTTATCCATTGAAGATAGGGTTTTTGCCAGTGTTGAGCCTGTGCTTTAATCCACCCAAATTCCTCATCATCTTCGACAGGTGTGGGCATTTTCATATCCATCGCCGCTGTCATGGTATTGCGTTGGATTTTAACCATGGCAATGCTGCCACGGCGCTCGTTCATGTAGTCCTGGCAATCGTCAAGGCCGCTCCTCAAGATACATGAGTCTAAAATTTCCCTTTTGTTTTCAGAGCATGTAATTGGAGCTTCAATAACTTCCTGAAAATTTACCTTGTAGCTTTCTCTTCGGCTGTCTCTTTGAGACCTCTCAACTTCCAGCCGAATTTTACTCCAGACCGGAAAAGATTCTTGAGCGGGCAGTGGATAGACGCGAATCAATCCGAGTTGCTCAGTTAAAATAATTGCGCACATAGTTTTCCTACCGTCTCTGCATATATTAGGCGCGCCCACTCCGAGTAATATTCCTGTTACTTTCATAATTTTCCTGCGCGTATCCCGCCGCGCCCCGGTATCTGCGGTTAGTTAAAACGGAATCTCGTCGGAGTCCGCATTAGTGTTGATTGTTACAGTCTTCGCCTTGGCTTCGGCCAGCTCCTTCTCCGACACCCAGCGGGCGACCTCGTGGTATCCGGTCTGTTCATTGAACTCGACGATCACCGTCCCGCTGCGTCCGAGGAGGTCTTCCGGTTCCACGCTGGCGGTCTCGTCTGGCACGATGGCAAAGCCCAGCGCCTCGCGGACTTGGTCGATCTTCCATGCGGCCTTGGCGACGAACACCATGTTGTCGTAGATCGTCCCTCCGTTGCTCCCGTCCGGTAGTTTCACCCGGCACTTCATTCGGATGTATTCGTTGCCGGTTTTGGGTGACACTTTCAGTTCAGCGCCCTCGATCTCGACCTTGTGTTTTCCGGGCGCGATCTGTGGGGCTTGTGGTTCTTGTTGTTTATAGGTTGGCATAGGTTATTTGATTTTGGTTTGGCGCAGGGTTTTGCTTACGGCTCCCCGCTTGATGGCCGCTTCGTTCACTTCCACGCCGGAATCGGCACAGAATTGGCGAAATTTTTCACCGCTCATTGATCCGCCCATGGCAAGGATGAGCGTCTCGATGGAGGTATGCTTTGCGACCTCGGCGATAGCTTGGGTCTCGACATACTGCTCGCCGGCGGATTCCGTGACCTTCCAGCCTGGAATCTCCTCTCCAGCGTCAACCCGTTCTTTGAGGATTTTGAGCAGCGGCTTGGCGATTTCCTTTTCCGCGATCTTCCAATTCTTGGCAAAGATTGAAAACTCAATGGGATTGGCGAGCAACTTGGCTTTGATTTCCTCGATAGATGTCTCGGAGTGAACCAAAGCCAGCGCCTCGGAGGATTGGCGCACGATGGCCTTGCAAGTGTTGTAATTTGCACACCAGCCGCACGCCTCATTCGGCGTAGGCTCGGCCAACCGGCTCGACGCCTCTGCGATGAGGTTCCCTACAAGCTCCTCCGCTTGTTCTCGCGTAAAGTTGTAAGTTCTCCGCAGTCGCTGATCGATGTAGATCACATGAGCGGTCCACGAATTGGTAAAATGCTCCTGCATACAGGCAAGGGCATAGCAACAAAGCTGATTTCTATATTTGCGAATTTGTCCGGTTTTGCAGTCCGCGACCCACTTAGCGCGAACACATACCGCATCCGCTGTGCCGGGTTTGGAAAGCCCCGGCACTTCCATGCCGAGATATTCCTCACGGGTTTCCACATGATACCCACCGGAGAGAGCGCGTAGTTCGGCAACGCCCCACTCCACGGCCATTTTGTCCTCATTGTTGAGCGTGTCGAAGGTAGTAGGGTCATCGAGGAAAAGCTCACGCAGCGCCCGATCCAGCAACGTGCCACGCTCCGCAGCAGGGCTGGACCCCGGCGCACCCGTAAAGAGTGCGCATTCCTCCAGCTTGTCTGTCATTGAAGGGGAGATTTCCTTAATCACGCTGCCACCTCCATTTGCGCGGCTTTTGCCTTGGAGACTAAATCCGCTGGCCGTGCTACGATCTGCTGGCGCAATTTCTCGCTGGCGTCCCGCCAAGTCTGCCCCTCGGTGATCGAACCGTTGCCAACGAGGAAGGCGTTCACGATCTCCTCGTTAGCTTCAAGCAAAGCCACCGACTCCCGCCCGATGATGTCCACCGCAGGCTCGGCCTTGGGTTTCGCCACCGGCTGGAAGAGATGAGCGACCGCAGCCCACTCCAACGGCAGCTCCTCCGCGAGACCACTGCGGGTCTTCGCGTCGTAGGCCGCGCTGTGTGTGGTAAGCATGACGCGCTCCTTGCCGCCGAGTCCTTTGCCTCGTCCGGTGTCGGTGGTCGAGACCTTGGTCTTAAATCTCAAGAACCAGAGTTCATCCGCGAACTCTTTGAGCAGCGGGGAACACTGCTTGCTTAGTTTCAACTCGTAACGGTCGTAAGGTGCGAGCGCATCGGGTGCCTCGAATTTAACGATCCTGGAGTGAGCTATCAGCACTACATGTTTTCCGCAGTCAATCAACGCATCGACGCTGGTGAGCATGCGGCTAATGCGCTCCGAGACCATGACCCAGCCCTTGCCGTATCCGAAGTCTTCGATGCTGGTTTTTTTGCTGGTCGCCAGCAGGTCTTCAACGCATAGGCGCTCGGCCCAATCAGCGGAGTCGATGACGATGGTTTGGTAGTCGGTTGCTTTAGCCTCGGCTAATGCCTCCGTGAGCTGTTTCCAACTGCCGATGTCGCAGCGGTCAACGTCGAGGTGGCTGGTGCCCTGTTCGATGTCGAGGAATAGCGGCTTGGGGAATTGTGCCGCGAAGGTCGACTTTCCGACCGACTCCACGCCGTAGATGACGACGCGCTGGGCGCGTGTTTGTTTGCCTGTTGTTATTTTCATACTCTGTATTTCTATTTGTATTTTATGTTTGTTTCGGCAGCATAAACGGCCACTGCCAGTGCCGCCCAAGTGTGGGATTTGATGCCGAAGGTTTTCCCCGGCTGTTTCTTCGTGCCTTGCGGCCCGAAAATGTCGATAAGTCTCTGGCGGATGTTACCGTCCTTGGCTCGCATGGATCCGCAGAGATACATTTTAATGTCCTTGCGGTAGCAGAGCCTTACCGGCGTGCGTGCCACCTCGATAAACCGCCCGATCCAGACGCAGGTCTCGAATGTGCTGGCTCCGACCGCCATGCCGTAGCTGGCGATCATTTCGCAGGCCACGCTGTTATATTCGCGACCAATCAGAATCTGTCTAATCTCCGCATTCGGCAGGTGGCCGTGGTCAACGATCAGGCCGCTATCAAACTGCACGAAGGCGGTGTGCGTTGTGCCGGGGTCGAGGGCGATCATAGGTTAGTCCTCGTCGAACTCTTCAAAGCGCCGCTTGCGCTCTTGGTAGTCCTTTATCTCCTGCCGCATAGAATCTCGCCCGAGATAGTAGGATGCGAAGCACGAGCCGAGGGTGAGGACGGCGATGGAAATGGCGAGGGTTGCGCTCATTTCGCTTCCTCCACCAGTTTGACCTTCAGCGAGGCGCTACCGACCGGACGAACCTCCGCGACCAGTTTGAGAATTTGATAAGTCGCGGACGATGCGGCATCGCTATCCTTGAACAGCGTATCTGACTCTTCCCACCAGTCCGCAAAATCTTTTCGGATGAATGCCTCTGCCCCTGCGCGGGTCTCGTAGGGACCGAAAATGTTCATCATCCCGACCTTCTCAGCCTCGGTGTCGATCACGTAAAAGGCGCTCATCGTGCGATCCTCCAGGTAATCCACGCCAGACCAACGAGCGGGGCGATGGTGCCGAGGTAGGTGATGAAATAGCCGATAGAGCGGCAGACTTCCTGCGGGTTGTTTAGGTCTATCATAGTTTTTGGATTTGGGTGTGGAGGGAAGGGATGCCGAAGAATTTGAAGAATTTGGATTTAGCCTCGGTAATCGATGCGGCGTAGACGAGGTCTCTGACTGGGCCGAAGAGAGGGTCGTAGCCCTCGCAGAGGTAGAGTTTCATATTTATTTTCTATTTCTATTTTGGTTTCTATCGTTCGAGTTCCTCCCGTTCGATGTGCAGACCTTCTAACATCTGCAAAAAATGCAAAGATAATTCTTCAAAAAAAAGAAAAATAAATATTGCGAAAAAGCTTTACATGCCTTCGCAACCAATGCCTGCGCTGAGATCGTCGCTGACGCTGGCGGCTCGGTCGGAAGAGTTGGGGTCGTTGACGGCACCTGTGCGGAAGGCGGCGAGGTCAAGAAAATCGCCGAGGTGGAATGTCGTGTCCGGTTTCCACCGCTCCTTGAATTTAAGAGCCGCCTTGCGGGCCTCTTCGTCGATTTGATCTCCGTGACTGCACCCAACAGCCATCCATCTTTTCCACTTTTTGGTCGGGGTCATATTAAGGCAGGTCGGGGATTTCGTTGTCTTTGCGGAGTTCCCAAATGTAGCTGCGGACTTTTTCAAGCGTGTGCTCGCACCCTGTGCGTGTCTCGCCCTCTTCGTCGCGCCATTCGCTGAACTCGCCAGAGCCGTGTTTAAGGAAGGAGCGGATTTCGCTGAGAAAGTCATCAATGACAAGTATGGCGTCCATGCCCTTAACCGCGCAAATGTGCTCACAGCGTTCTTCCGGCAGGGTGAATTCAAGCGTGGCCTTCATGCTAGTTCCTCTTCCTCCTCTTCGTCGTCTTCGTCTTCGGTCGGCCACAGGATGACCTCTGCATCACCGGCGAGGCTTCGGCAGGCGTATTCGTTGCCGTGCTTCATGTGCATGTGGTAGGTCTCCCCGCTGTCCTCCCAGCTCACAATGACGACTCCGCAGTCAAAGTGCTCGGCTAGCAACTGCCGCACTTGGAGCATGATTGTTTCGCGATCTGGCGGTGATTTAATTTTTGTGTTTTTCATGGTCACTGGGTCACTGGGTCATCTGAAAGTGCATCCCGTCTCGACCGATTGTCGCGCCGAGATTAATCCACCCGTGCTGCGCAAAGACCTCGATAACTCGCAGAGGCATGTGTGAGCGTGTCGGCCAAGCGGTGTGCAGTCCGTTGCGGTCTGCGTCAAGATCAATTGCCGCTGCCCACGAGTGTTTGCTCGGCTCGCTGCCGCCGCGCTGTGTGCGGACGGCGTAAGAACCGAAGAACTTGTCGATGCCTGCCTCTGCTCGGTTTGTTGGGGTTGGGTAGTAGTCAAACAAGGTCTCTAAAATAGACTGCAAACTCTCGTGACATTTTGCGTGGATCGCAATGCCGTCAATTGGTTTTGGCGTATCGTAGAGGAACATCTGAAACGGTGGCTTGATCCGCACCAGCGGCACACTGCCGGGGTCGCCGTAAAACGCTGTGCAAGCCGCCGTGCTGGGCTTTGGCGATGTTCCGGGCTGCATGGCCTTAAGATGCCTGTTAAGCGCACGAATGCTTTCCGGCCCCCACCAACCGTCAGGCTTCGCTCCGATGCGAGCCTGCATGGACTCGATCTGAGCGCGGTTCATTTTTTTTCTTTACGCACAATATTTATTGCTCCGACGATCGCCAGCCCGCCTGCTACGATGTGGTTCTGAAGTTCGGGTTCAAGCTGCACGCCGAGGGCTGTGGCAACCAAGATGAGGCCGCGCCAGGTGCTGGATTCGTTCAGTTTGTTAAGTGCGAGGATTAGGTATTTCATTTGTCGGTTAGGGTTTTGGAAAACGACTCGAAAGCGTATTGCATGCTCGGAGTTTTCTGCGTTGTGGTGTTGTTGGATTCGTAGACGATGTTGACGCGCACGGAGCCGAGGGCACCGACGTGCGAGCCTACTGGCGGGATCGGGATGCTTATGCAACTCGGGAGTGCAACTGCGGCGAGAGCGAGTAGGATTGATTTCATTCTTTCGTGTAGGTTTTGTGCCAGAGCTTCAAACCGACGTAAATCCCGGTTAGGATTGCCGTCAAAAAACCCACGCATGAGATGCCGAATTTGAGATAAATATCAATCTCTTGAACCTGGTTCAAGACAAGGGAGGACGCGGCAACAAGCGTTCCGAATGTTCCGATAAAGGTGGTGTTGTCGATCATGAGTTAAGAAATTTGATGTATCCAGCTTGGTAGGATTGTGCCTTCTGGCAGCATCGCGCTCCATGTCCATTCGGTAGGGTCTTCGGGATCATTAGGCATTGGAACAAGCGTCACACCCCACTGCATTGAACGGGTTTTGTTTGTGGACGTTTGATCCCAGCAGAACCACGGAAGGGCATTATCGTGCAATTCGGTGGATCGGTAGCGTGTCATTGGTGGGTGTTCGTTCATGGAAGTCCGAGACCTTGGCCGAGGGTGTTTTTGTAGAGGGAGCGGATTTGTTCGGAAGTCGCTTCTGAAATTTGCGATCCAACAACCCACATGGAAAAAACGCCGGACTCATCTCTAACCGTGCCTTGCGAATTGGCAAATAGGATGCTTGTCGTTTCGCTGGTAGTATATGGCAGCGTTCCAGTTCCCGATGCACCTGATGTGACTGCCGTCAATCCGTTGATTTTGATTAAACCTGTTGCCGTCGTTGGCGCGGATAGTGTCGAAACAGTTGCCAGCCGGTAATAGTTCCCGATGTTTCGCACGACTGTATTTCCAGAAGTTGCGAACCTAAATCCGCCCGTTAATCCGTTAAAAAGAATTGAATTTTCTCCGGAATTGTTTCCGTCGTAAGAGTAGAATCCACTTCCAACGCTTGCGTTGCTTGGCGAAAACAGCGTTGTGTGCATTAGGTTTCCGTTGGTGGTCGTAACGCCCATTCTTGCAACACTGATATGCGAAAATGCCCCACTCGTAACTCCGGTGTTGCCTAAACTTATGTATTTGTTGCT